ATGACCGACTCTTTGGAAAGACTTGAGTTTAAGGTTGAAAAGACAGACCGAGACGTAAAAGATAGATTCTTAGGGTGGGACAGAATGTTCGTTGACGTTGGTAACTCCCTCGTTGATAATATCGCAAATGGTTTTGGTGAGATAGCTTCTGGCGCAGACAGTATGGCGGATAGGTTCCAGACCATGGCTCAGCGTATGATTCAGGACATGATAGCCTTAATAGCAAAGGTTCTTATGTTGAAGGCATTACTCGGTGCAACTGGTGGATGGTCGGGTAATGGCTTTATTAATAAATTTACACAGGCGGGTCTTGGTCAGCTTGGGTTTGAAAATCCATTAGCTAAAGTGGGAAGTTCAGTAAGTAATATGTCTAACAACATGACAACCAACAAAATAAACAACCCCATCGGAAACATGATATCACCAATAATGTCTCGTGGAATGGGCGGTAACGGTGGCGGTAGCACAACAACAACTAATACTTTTAAGATTAATGCTGTAGACGCAGCCTCGTTTAACAAGTTGTTAAGTAACAGGGGTGCAAGGACTATTATGGTTAATACAATAACATCTAATAAACAGCATAACGGTTCCATAAGGAAGGGTTAATAATGAGTACAGAAATATTTCATTACCAGCCAATGATGTTAGACACAAAAGGTGGTACTGTTTTTAATGTTGTTCATTCTGAGTTTGAGAACATGGCGACACAGAGGGGGTTAATATCTGAACGGCAGAAGCAGTATTTTTCTTTCTCATACAACGACAAGCTGTTGCTCCCCGGTGAATCAGAAACCTTAAGGGATGAGATACAGGCTTTTTATAATGCAAGGCAGGGTTCGTTTGACAACTTCTTTTTACCATCGTGGAGACTAGAAGCTAAACTACAGGAAGCAGTCACAACTTCCGATAATACCTTCATTTTACATAAAAATCCAACATACATGGGGTTCTCAAAGACGGCACTACAACCGGGAAATTGGGTTTATTTTTGTCACAGATTCCCAAGAGACTTTGAGGTTTCACCCACCCACGAAGTAAGACAGATAATAGATTGGTCTGAGAGTGGTGGAGAATGGACGGTGACTGTTGACAGCACATTCGATAACGACTATAGTGTGGGTACGTATGTACAAAAGGCTTACATCGTTTACTTTGCATCACCAGACTTAGCGTACATAAAAGACATACCGTATAGCGTTGGGTACACAATAGACTTTGTAGAAGATTTGTCAGAGTTATATCTTTCAGACTTTGGAGGTTAGTTATGCCAAGAGAAGCACCACTAGATTTCTTTAAACAAAAAAACAAGCTTCAGTATCAGTTAATCAATTTGGCTGTTGTTGAGGCTTCATATGTATACATGTCTTACCTTGATTCAACGTCTACTAAGACAGCGGTTAAGGTTTCAGAAACCGTAAGGGTAATATTAAATGCTGCCACAACGGCACACGGCTATGATTACTTTTCGAGTGGTGATGGTTTCTGTTGGTGCCTCTCGTTTGATGACGGTGCTAACGTGGGGGCTATGAGAAAGGTGTCTACTTACAATGCGACTACTGGGACGTTTACTTTTGATGTACCCCTTGATAATGAACCCGGAACTGTTCCAGATAAGATTAGAATATCAAAGAACCTATTTCTTGTTAGCAAAGTAGACCCCGTTAACTTTTACATACCAGACCAATCATACGGTGCTGACGTTGCGATGACCTACGTACCATTCCCAATGACCATTGTACCTATGGGTACTAACGCCAAGGGAGAGGTTATGACCCTAGACATAACACTGTCATCTGTTAATAAGGTTATCGTTAACGCAGTTTTACTTGCTAAAGGCATACAGGGGAACAGGGTGTACCACTTAAGGGTATTTGAGGGTACGCTCGACCAAGGCAAAGAATACTGTATTAAGGATTCGGCCTACATAGATTCAGTGTCAATCAACAACACACAAATACAGTTCTTACTTGAGAGTAAGCATAACATAGTAGATGTACAACTTCCGGGGTGTACCTACAATATAGACTTTTGCAGGTTCAGATTTAAGGGTACCGAATGTGGCTGGAGTCTAACCGGAACGGGTGCTGGAGATGGTGTATTGTTTGATTACTATGAGAAAAAAAATGATGCTGGAGTAGTTATAAAAGACTATCCTCTAGTTAGTCCCGACACCTGCGACCATACATTGAACGGTTCAAACGGATGCCAAGCACATAATAACGCACTTAGATTTGGTGGGTTCCCAACATTATAATGAAAAAGAAATCATACGATAAATATATAGGTCTGCCCTTTAAACATCACGGTCGTGACAAGGACGGTATTGATTGTTGGGGGTTACCAATGCTTTATTATAAAGAGACCCTTGGGATAGAGTTGCAGGACTGGTGGTACGAACCAGACTGGTCTAAAAAAGGTGAGAACTATTTTGTAGATCATTATAATGATTTCCACTTTGAAAAGGTTGAGTCCCCAAATAAACACGACATAGCTTTGATTTTCACCGACATTAAAACCAAGATACCTAACCATGCCATGATAGTAATAGAGCCACCCAACCTAGCTTTAACTGCTGCAAGTAGAGGTTCTCATATAATAGACTTAAACAACAACGTTTGGAAGCGTAGGATAGAAGGATTTTATAGGTTATGCCAAGACTAACGTTAATTAAGAATCCATTAATACCAGAAGATAAGGTCGTATTTTACAGCCAAGAGTTAGACCTTAAAACCTTCTTAGGTAAGTTTCTTTTTGTAAACCCAACATGCAAGGGGTTCTTGCAAAGCAACGAATTAGCGGTGAGACTAAACGATGTTTTGCTTACCGACAAGAAAAGCTTATCCAACCTTGCGCTTAAAAATGATGACGAGTTTGTTGTTTTTCCAAACATCTCAACCGGGGTAGAAACCGCCGCTGTTGTTGCTGCTGCCGTAGAAACTGCTGGTTCTGCTGCCACCGTTGCTGGCCCTGTTGCTACAGTTGCGGCCCCATCCGTGGCAGCTACGGGCATAGTGTCAACCAACTTAGCCTTGGCTGGTATGTCTCAAACCGCAATAGGTGCCCTTGAAATCGGGGCAACACTGGCTGGTGTTGGTGGAGGAGGTGGTTTTTTAGCTGGTGCAGGAACAATGCTAGCAGAGATGGCAATAACGTCTGCACTATCTATGGGTTTAAGTGCCATGTTCGCACCATCCATGTCAAGTCCGTCTGGCCCGACAGAAGGTTCACCGTCGTATGGTTGGGACTTACAAACATCTGCAAAAGAAGGAATAGCAATACCTGTTGTGTATGGTGAACATTTAGTTGGTGGTAACGTAATATCTAACGCAAAAGAATATACGATACAGGAAGAATGGAGTTGGAAACCGGCGACTGGTAGCAGAAAAGAAACAAGGTCTTGGTGTGCATTTCCGTTTTTAAATCAGTGCATTCTAGGTGCAACAGAGCCAGTTCGTGGGGTTGAAGTTGAGTGTAAGCTAGACACGCCCTATATATTTTTCAGTTATAAGATATGGGATGATACAAGTTGGAGCCTGTTTTGGGAAACCTTCGTTGAACGGATACTAACGTTGACTGAAGGCTTTATGCCAATAACCACCAGTTCACAGTTGGATACAATAATATATACCGTTAACTCAACAGTAGTTGCAAATTTAGCAAGGCGAGATAATGAGGCCACCACCATGCTGAATGAAATATTTAACAACAAGGGTATTATTGCTAATCTAGACCTTGCGAAAACAACAGTAAGTACAATATTAAACGAGGGTGTCCAGTATAACACTGAAGATATAAACGATAAACTTTACATCCCCAATCTTAGCAACACAATAGTAAAACAGATAGAGGCTGCAATAAAGTGGGCTCTTGTCAAGACAAAAGAGTTTATAGATACCGTACAGGTTAACCCTTTTGACCCCATAGCTCAAGGCAGTACATATACGGAGGTGTTTCAAGAGCTCGCAGAGAATAGGGGGAACTTGGGCACATATGTTTTTGGCTGTTGGTACATAAACCCAATAGGATTGGGTTGGTCTATTGATGTTGATTATGGCGAACTAATGGAGGGCATATTCTGGCTTGGTGATGTCGCATTAAATAATGTTCCTATTTTTGGTGCTGGGTATGACGCAGTAAAGGAGGCGTTGGCGGATATAAACATTGACATTAGTGGCAAGGGGTTTGATATCAATGATATTGCTAACGTACAAAAAGTAGCGTTAGGATTTCACTTTGATGTTACAAAGGTTTTGGTTCCAAAATACCCAACAACGGTAGAGTTTCTTGCAAACCTTAAGAAGAGCGACAGCTACGAGGAAGACATTAGCAGGAGCCAAGTACTGCATCAGCTAACGTCACTGTCTGAGGGTGAATGTAAGGGTCTTAAAGAGGTTTACGTCGAAGACTCCCCCTCGCATAGCGTCGCTAACCTAGAGATTGCTTTTTTTAAAGGTGATAATGACCAGAACTTATCCGTAAAAACCCCTGACGTGAATACGTTTGACAACTTTAACCATGCTACGAAGTTTCACTCCGTAAGCAACGAATTAATAAATAAGTTAGACTACTCTGAATTCATATCAACTGAAAACTTTTCGGTAGACAACATTATAGTTGAAACGCAATCTACAATATACAAAACTTCAGGAACGGGCCACACAAGGCCGTTGACTAGAAATTATTTTAAGTTTGCTATACAGGTCGGGTTTTCGTGGTCAGACTTTGACGCTTGGGACGGTGCGGAAGCAATTACACCATTGGCATTACAGGCTGGTGCATTTTTACACCAAGAATATGAGCTGAAGGGACAGTTTGATACACAGCCAACCATATCTAGGTTTGCCGCACTTCCAATTAGAGACTTCCTAATGCCAGACGCAAATCTACCCCTGTTGGTTACAAGATTTCCATTTGCAGCTCTTGGTTTATGCGCTTGGTTGGGGATAACTTTTGGTGGTGAAGAATATGCCCACCAAAGATACCTAACAGACGACACATACAGAGACACAGTTCTAAAGGCCATAAAAGAGAAGATAGTTTCTTATTTCTTGGATCAGGGTAGCAGAATAAGGGTTAGGGTTATACGGTTAGTCCCGTCTTATGACGACTGTGGTTTTGATAATGCAGGTGCTTACGACTTTAAGGTTACTGGTTTCCAAGAGGTTGCCTACAAGGGTTTTGATTACCCCAATACTGCGTTGATGGGCGTAAAGTTTAAAGCAAATTCAAAATACAATGCGTCTGTCCCAAAAATAACAACACTTTTGAAGGGTAAGAAGGTTCTCGTACCTAAGCTGGAGTTGGTAGATAGAACCAAGGAAAGGGTTTACCATGAGTTAGCGTGGTTTGATGAAGACGTAAACTTATATAGAAGTAGACAACACAACGGTATTAAGTGTACCTATGCACGTGACTCAGAGAATAGAATTATATTTGTTGAAGAGTGGTCTGATAATCCAGTGTGGTGTTTGTACGACCTTATCACAAACAAAAGATACGGCCTTGGGAATTACAATTCACAGTTTAACCTACCAATTGATTGGTATTTAGAAACTGCCGAATATTGTGACACTTATGTACCAGACGGTACAGAAAGACACGCTAGTTCTATTACCGTTAATACGCTCATAGACCAAGACTCTGACTTCTTTAGGCATGGCGACCCATATTTCGACGATAACGAAGAAGAGTTGTATATCCGTGGTACTGGTGTATTCGGTGGTGCAATAGAAGATACAGTGAACAACCAAGTGACGAACATATATGCCAAGACTGTGGCGGGGGAAGCCTTGTTCGCTAGAACCCCTGATGGTGGGTGGACAAAAGCTGTAGTAGGGCAATTATTTAGGACAATCCCAAATGTTGTCATTGCTCAGGTAAAGGCCAAATTCTTGGAGAATACATACACCTCTACGAGTGCAAGGGAGGGTTCTGAGTTTTGGACTAATGGACTTCCTTGTGCAGACAACAATAACCCCTATTATTTTCGCTATCAGCTTGGTGAGAAACGGTTTGTGCTTGACTTGGTTATAGACTCTACATCAAGTGCCATTGATTGGTTAAAAACCATTTGTGATACCTTTAGGGCGTTCCCTATGTGGGTTGGTGGTGGGTATAGACCTGTGATTGACAGAATTAAAGACCCCGTTGCTATACTTGGTATGGGTAACATTATAAAAGACTCTTTAGAGGTATCATTTGTACCCCTGTCAAAGTCGTATAATATCGTCGAAGCACAGTTCATGAACAAACTCAATATGTATAAACGTGACACAAGACAAGTTGTGGACGCTGAAGTTGATGTTGCTTCTGCCACAGATGTTCAGAATACCATTAGAACTAAGCAGATTAAACTATCTGGTATCACAAGACCATCTCAGATTGTACGTGATCTTTTTTATCGCAAAACAGACTCTAAGCTCAACAGAAAGATGCTAAGCTTTAGTATGGGTGTTGAGCATGTGAACATGACCGCTGGCGACATCTTTGTATTCAATCACTCACTAATGACCTCCACAACACTAAGCGGTAGGTTGCAAGGATACGATTCTTCTAGCGGAGACAAAGTGTTGCTAGACCGAGACCTCTCTGCGCTATCATTGCCCCTCAACATTAGTGTCACATTATTGGTTGGTGAGGCTTACTGCGATGAGTGCCAAAAGACAGTGTGGTTGGATGATGATAAGACTATAAAAAATGAAAACAAAACAACTTGTCCTTACTGCAATGGCCCTATCGACGGTGAAGAAGAGGTTGTAGAAGTGGCTGTTACCTCTATTGATGGGAACTGGGTGTATGCAGATTTTGGTCAGGTTAAGCCCGTGGCATTCAACGTATACGAGATAGGCCCGTCCACAGAAACAAGCCAGAAGTACAGGGTCATGTCTATTCAGCCAGATGCAAGTAATGTTGCACAGATATCGGCCATAGAATACAACAAGGAAACTTACGGCACAAGTAGAACGCTTATTGATGGTGTAACTGAGACTGCATATGACGATGCTACAATAGCAACACAGGACAATCAGATATCTCTGTTACCACCAGTCCGACCGACACAACCTATTCGCAACCTGTTAATCGTACCCTACAACCTGTTAGAAAATACCGTTTTAATTAAGTTCTTAGCACCCAGCTCTTTAGTATCCAACCTTTTATACAGGGGTGGTAGGATATCAATAACAGACTCTAGCGGATTACCAGCGATGGACGACCTTCTTAACGTTGACGGTAACATTGGGGTAGAGGTTGTTTTAAAAGATGCTATGGAGATGTATAAAATACAAGTGTTTGCAACCTACACCAACGACATGGAGGCTATCCCTGTTCAGGTAAATGTACAGCTAAACATATTCCAGTTTGATGGACAGGTTACAGAATATTACGCACCAAATGTTCCAAACTTAAGACTAGCACCAAGGTCAAGACCTGTTGGTACAAAATTAAAAAGGAGCGAAAACTACAACGGTTTTATTAGCTCCAAACCAGTCTTTAGGTGGGATGCCTGTGGTGCAACAGACCAAGACAATAACCCCTTAACTCCAAACCAGATAAAGATTGATGGTTATGAATTAACTATCGAACTAAGCTATAGTCCAAGAGCCAACATACTTGACAATACTGCGGTGTGGAGCACACAAAAAACATACAATACTAGTAGTTGGTGGCTAGAACAAGTAGTTGACTTAGCTGAAGTAGCCGCTAAGGACGACGAGGAAAAACCGGACGATGCCTTAGCTAAAGTTCAAGGCGTTAGAGCTTCTGTCGTGGCCAGAACAGATGGCAACCAATACAGTAAAGACGTAACGTCTGAAATATTCTGGCCAGAGGAGGTGTATTCACCGTTAAAGGTAAGGGCCGTTCCAATTCTGGGGAGCGTGTTCATATGGTGGAACGAAGACCCCGACTGGCAGGATGTACTAAAGTTCGAGGTTAAATTAACAGTGTCAAGAGAGGCCGTGGTTGGTGGTAACGGTAACACTGTTTGGCCAAGTTATATCTACGAAGACGACAACACCTATGAAACAACAAATAGATTTATAACCATAAAAGTACCCTTAGATGAACTCAAGATAAACACGCTTGGTATTCTGTGGGGTTGTTCGTTTGATGTAAAAATAGTTGCTATTACTAGGACTGGTGCGATCAAGTCTTCAAGGACTAACACGGTAGATGTAAATTCAATTGACGATGAACCAGCCTTAACAAATACACCACAGGAATCTATACCAGACTACATGCTGGAAACTCCAGCTTCACATATTACGGTGTACGATACCATTAGGCCATTCAGCTCTATTCCAAATATAACACAGCAAAGAAAAGTTCTTTGGCAGTTTTCAACATATAATGAAAGACAGGCTCTAATAGACGGTCAGCTGGGAAGTGGTGTAGAATACACAGGGTTAACTTGGAACCTATTTACTAATGAGGTAGTAAGAATAACCTACGAATCACCAACCGAGGAAGAGTTTATTAAGATAGCCTTTAATGTTGACAAGGCGTGTAAGGTGTGGATTGAATATCTAAAGCAAGACGACAGCGGTGACTACCTATACGGCCAGTGGGAATATTTGGGTGGTAATGGTGACCACGGCCTAAATGGAGACGGTGAATTAACAACTTACGACGGTCTTATAGCGAATACGCTGGCCAAAAGCAAATACTGGGAAGTACCGTCAGGAAGTTCGGCTGCATTATTCCCTGTTGCACTTAAGAACAAATACCTTCGCTTATTAGTAGCACCGCTAGACGAATCAAGCACCGTCACTGTTAACGAGATAAGGTTTACCCGTGTTGGTACTTTTGACCAAGTAAGTGTTGACCTGATTAAGAACCTTGACTGGGATTCTGGTGATGAGAAGTTTTATTTAGATGCAAATGCTACAGGTCTTGTTGAAGCAGACGTTGGCCCATCAGCTCCGGTGTTGTGGGCATCAGACGGTGGTATAGGTGGTACAAGAGAATACCCTGCCGTTAGGTTAACCCCAACAGGACTTGCTGATTATACGGGTGGGGATGGTGTAACGGTTTATCCTAGCGGTGAATATCAACCTACACTGCCGGGTAGTGATACAAGCTTTAAACTTATAGACCAGTTCTACTTAAGTAAGTGGACTACGGATATTGAGTTTGATTCTGACGACAGGGACGACATTCAATGGACAGCAGGAGACATAGAATTTGCAAGTGGTGTCACCTTTACTATTGTTTCTGGTAGTGCCGTGATACCTTCAGCACAATCTACTTATGTTTATCTAGACAGAGCCACGTCTGAAACAGTACTGCAAACTACAAATGATTTTTCAGACCTAGTTAAGATTGGTATTGTACTAATTGCAAGGGGTGTGTACAGCTCCATAGCAACCCAAGATGCTCTCATTATCGGGGAAAGTGTTATTTGGCCCAAGATAAACGAAACCGTGATTGGGCCAAACTCAATTAAGACGGGTCATCTTCAGACCAATTGTGTAGATACAGACCAACTAAATGCAAGAGCTGTAGAAGCTGGTAATATAAACGTTAGCACCTTAAGTGCGATATCGGCTAACGTTGGTACATTAAAGGCTGGTTTAATATCCAACAGTGCAGGAACGGTACAGTTTAATTTAACTTCTGGGGTTATTACTGTAAACAAAACTGGCGGTTTAGTTATCTCTGGTACAAACGGAATGACGGTTACTGGTAATATAAATGTTACTACTGGTAATATAATAATAGGAACAGGTGCGTCTCCGGGGGATATAACTTTTACTAATTGCTGTAAGATGGATGCAGATTCTACCGATATGAGATTCGCCCCGACATCTGGTAATAAAAGACTATACATAGGGGGGTCAGCTTACGACTGGAACTACATAAGGGGATACTCTAATAATCTAATTACATGGGACGCTGGAACAGATCTTCAATTATCAGCTACCGATGATGTACACATATTTGCAGGGGATTCTGTATGGTTTAGGAATGGAAGGTTGGGGTTTTTTAATGGCTCACAAGCAGCTAAACAAACAATAACAATAACCGCAGTTGGTGGTGCTCCATTCTTATACAATCAAGTGTGGGGTAACACCGTAGAGGCAAGCCTCGCATCAATAAAGGCTTCACTGGTGGCTTATAGTTTGGTTGCATAGAATAATATAAACAATATTAAGGAGATAATATGAAAAGAGTTATAATAATAATAATCATGATTTTATTGTTTTCAGGGATAGTAAATGCAGAAACCTATAGGGGTATAGAGTTCTCTCCGTTAAAATCAAAGATAGAAAAGTCTGTTTACACATTTAATGAAGACGGTACATTTTTTAATGAGGTTAATAATGACCCTACCGTGAGTTCATTTTATGGAGAGTATGAAATGTATACGGGTTATGATGGTGCGGGGTATATTGGCATAGACTATGGTGCCATCATGGTGTGGTTTATGAAAGACGAAGATATGATTCTTGGTTGGAAGGCTATTATATCAGAAAAATATAACTTTAATTTCTTAATAATCTTTGGCGTGAAGGAGTAATATTGTGGAAAAAAACGAAATGTTATCAAAAGAAAAAATGGAAACAGCACTACAGACTGGTATGTCTCAGTATCTACAGACTTTTTACAACGGAAACTTCCAGAACAAACTATCTGAAGAACTTGTTACGGGTATGGGTGTAAAAATCATACCAGAGATTCTGAAAATACTAGACCCATGGATATCAAAAGATGAAAAAGAAACTAAGGAGGTTTAAGAAATGATTTATAAAGCTGGAACGGTACAGGTAACTCGTGGTTCTACAACTGTTACGGGTAACAGCACAGAGTTTTTAAAATACGTCAGTAGCTTTAGTATGTTCAGAAGGACAGGAGACACCTCAACGTATATTGTAGACAGGGTTATCAGCCAGACAGAGTTATTATTATCCACACCATACCAGGGTGTTTCCTATGAAGACTCAAGGTATTCTATCAACCCAGACAGAACCACAAACCTTGGGTTGCCACTGTTGAGTCCCAGCTTACCAGACCCATCTTTCGTAGTCAACCAAGCATTGGAAAAGATTGACAAGAATGCGGGTACGTTTTTAGACTTCAACTCTTTACCTGAGGTAGACTACTCAGGCGAGACTGGATTTTACATAAGGGGTGACTACCATTCAGACGAGCTTAAGCTTGGTAGGGTTATTAAGCTTATAGACAGCTCTGATGATGTGATCTCATACGACTACGTTAGCAATAACTCTTTCTTTGATGCAGACGTATTAATAACACCTTTAGCGCAAGATGTTTACTACTCTGGTGAAACGGGTGCCGAAGAACAGCTGTCTCAATGGGACGTTCTGTCAAACTCAAACACGGCAGGGTATGTTTTTGTTAGTACGGTTGATACTACCACTAACCATATTGTAGTGTCGGGGGAGAAGGTTGGTTCCGATTGGAGTGCCGACGATGAATTGCGTTGTTATGGACACACAATGGGGTTGGGTAAGATAGATACTGGGCTTACCACCACCGTAGTACCACTCACAAATGTAAGCGGTGAATCATTAAACACGTCTGAATTTAAAACAAACGACCTGCTGTATAATTATCAGAGAAACAGCTCAAGGGCAATAACCGTAGGAGAAGTGGCAAGCTTAACCACTACCACCTCAACGGACGACTGGGCTGTTGGTGATACAGTTTATACTATCAAGGCAGACATTACCGTGGCAACACCAAACGTTGGCTCAGACGTTGAAAGCGTTGAGTACGGAGCACAAAGCCAGATAGGTTCCGACTCTATTAAGAAGGCTAATATAGATTTTGGAATGGGCTCTGGACAGGTGTGGGCAGAAGACATACCCGTATCTGCAAGTCCATTAGATGCGACCAATGTTAACGATGCTTTTACAGAGCTTAACACAGACTTTATCAACCACACAACAACTGGTGAAGCACACCTTGGTAACGATGTCCATTTTGCAGATGACGGTCAGGGGGCTCATGTCTTAACTTCAGTACACATGCAAGATGCGGTCAATGAAGTTAAGAATAGAATAAACGTAAGCGACTTTGTTACTGGTGCTGTAGATTATTCTGAGGACGTTGAGCAGTTCTACTCTTACGGATTTATCAACTACCCCAACGCATTCATGAACAGTGGTGAACGATGGTGTAGGATGGAGACGGGTACTAACGCTGGATATGTTAGAAAACTTGATAGCTTTGATAATGGAAGTGGCGAGTTTAATTTTGCAAGCGGTTCTGGGTTTACATATGTTCCGGCAGAAGGTGATGTGTTCTCTGTTATATTAACATCAGAATTAACGGGCTTAACCGGAGACCAAGGTATACAAGGTGAACAGGGCATACAGGGCGACCAAGGTATACAAGGTGAACAGGGCATACAGGGCGACCAAGGTATACAAGGTGAACAGGGCATACAAGGCATACAAGGCATACAAGGAAATAACGATCTTCCCGACATACTGGCTAACGGGCCGGGGTATTGGTTTGATGGGGTGGATGACTATGTAAATACGGGCACGAATACACTTTCTGGGTTTACAGAATTAAGCGCTGTTGTCTGTTTTAACTTGGAGAATATAGATGCTGATAGGAGCTTTATAAGTGTTGGGCAACATGATAGCACTTCTCCTTTTCTGATGTGGGCAGATTTTGCCACTGTGAATCATTACGCTGTACTACTTAATAGCGATTCTGCTGGTCCTGAAACTTTTTTCACTGATGATGTCGCACAACTTGGTAAGAATACAGTTCTTTGTGCAACTTTTAAGAGTGAAGATGCTGTCGAATTTTATATTAACGGAAAACCTGATGTTAATAACCCACAAGATGCCTCGACTATTGATGCAATTAAAACTAGAACCAATTCTTTATATGTAGGATATACTAAAGACTTCTCTGGCCATTTCTTTTCAGCACGTCTCTTCAACACTGCTCTTGATAACACAGACCCGGTTGATAAAGCAATAATCAACGGAGGAGCGATTCCGTATAAATATATCGGGGCTAGTCAGACCGTTATAACGGCAGGATCTTTTGCTGTTGGGAAGGCATACAAAATTGTAAGTGTCGGAACAACAGACTTCACTTTAATCGGCTCAGACGATTCAGTTATTGGAACTGAATTCACATCAACAGGAGTTGGTGCTGGTACTGGCACTGCGACCCAAATTGGCTGTGTCCTTGACCTGAACCCTACCGGTGTTACAGACTCACAATGGCTGGACAATTCAGGGAATGAACTACACGGGACAGTATCGGGTGCCTTGCCTACAAATTTATCAGCTAATGACGTTCAGCGGTATAGACACACGGTAGCCATAACAGACGATACGACATGGACAGATATTGTCCCGGCCGGATATATGCTTGAGACAATAACCTTTGTTGAAAGTGCTGGGAATGCGGCCACGATTGATCTCGGTACGACAAGCGGAGCGTCTGATGTTTTTTCTCAGGAAGTAATTGCTGCGAGTGGAATAACAGTGGTTACAATTGACCAGGCGTTCAGTATGACAGCGAAACAAAGTCTGTACCTTAATGACGATGGTGTGGGAACGTGGAACAGCGCATCTCTTACGGCTACGCTTACTCTAAGGAGATTAATATAATGGAAAAAATAATTGAACCATATCAAGTAAAAAACAGCGTTGCAGTTAAGACAAATATTAAGAATAAGAAAAGCGACAAGGGTGGGACATTTTATGTCTTTGACCTTTATGATGAAAATGGAAAATTAATTGCTGTCGACAGATATGCATTTGAAGGTGCCATCAATCAGCCATTTGATAAACCAAGCAAAGCTGAAGACTGTGTTATTATAAAAGAGAAAC